CGTCAAGGCTATCATAATCGACTGCCATAATGACGGAGCCACCAACGGCAGTAGAAGTATCAGTAGCGTAAGTAAGAGCAAAATGCTCAAACCTATAGAACTCAAATTCGCTCGCAATGCGGTGCAGCCACGTGTACTGTGGCATCCCTGGATTGAGGGGCACTGGGATTGCGGAGAACTCTGGACTTCCTTGGACGTCCAAGAGATACTCACGGTAAGTAACGGTGATGGATCCGTCCTTGGAGTACTTTGAGCCTGTGACTCGGGGTGTTCCCGAGGTGACGCCCTTGACATTGCTAACTGCCGGACGTGGTCCTTGACGTTGCTTAGGGTGAGCCTGCTTGGCTTTGCCAGCTGGGGCTTTGGCATTACTCCGCTTGGCCATTGGCACTTGCGTACGTTTGGGGGGGAGGTGAGGAGCCTTGGTGGGTAAAGGCTTAGTCACGCCAACGGTGTCGTCGGCCCAGTCTCCTGAGGCGCCGCGTGCGCGTTCACTAATGAGGTGCGCTGCGTCTTCCAAGAAGTCAAGGTCGGCTTCGATCTCTCTACGGGGATCTTTCACTGCTGGGTTTTCCCAAACGTCGTGCTCAATGCGCCCGACGGGAGTGAGGGACGCGTCGCGTCGCCGGGAGCCCGTTTTGAGGGCTCAACACGGCTGTTGCCGTGGGTGTTTTGCACACCATCCAATCTGTGAAGGGGGGGTCGATCTAGATCCCCCAGCTTCGGTCCTGATTCAGGCCCGAGAGGCTGTCACTGCCCTTGTGGGTGCCACTAGTAGTAGTCACGCAGCGTCATGCGCGCTACCACCGGGTGTTGAATGAAGCAGGGAATGCTGGTAACGGCGTCCAGCATCCCCTCCAACTCCTCAATCTCTCCCTCAGTAACCCCGTACCGTTTCTCCATGAAAGCTACCATGGTGGCACGGGGGATGGCGCCTCCATACGTTTTGTACGGACGCTCCTCGGCTGAGCCCCCCCGCTTACCGCATCGCCGAAGCGCGGCCAGGAACGCCCCAATAACGGGGGCGTCCCTGTCCAATTGCGGAAGGGAGTTGCCCATGGCCCCAGCGATCATAGCCAGAGCCACTGCCTCATCTTTGACCTTTTGGCTAACGGTCGGAGGGGTGAGATGCTTCCCCATCTTCAACACAAGGGAAGGAAGGTTCGCAAACCCATAGCCATCGGCTTTGGGTAAAAACGCACCTTTGAGGAAAATACACTGACAAATATCCTGATGGTCCTCCTGCTTCGTGACGAAGCCGAGGTCCGCTCCAGCGACGGCGAAGCTGACTGTTGGGTCCGCTTCTGCCAAAGCCATGAAATGGAAGATAAACTGCACCGATGCCACCCCGTTCATCACGGTGGTGAAAGCGCTGCCAGTGGCGGCGCGGCAGGGGATGCTCGCTTTAAAACGGACACCTTCCTTGGTGCGGAGTTTGAGGGGCTGCACACATGCTTTATAAAACATGTGTGCGACGTCATTCGGGACCCCATAGAGACGCAGCAC